TAAGCCGTATGCCGGCCAGACTTTATCAGGAGGCATCCCCGGCTTCTCCGTATTATGAATCCTGAACAGACACATGACCCTGCCCAACGCCCGGACATCCGGGACGGCGGCAGGGTCTTCTTTGTCCGTTTGTGGCCGGATGGCGTTTCTAGGATCATGCGCGCCGGGGGAACCCGGACGACAAAAATACGGAGGGATCACAGATGATGACCTGGCAGGACTATGGGAAGGCGCGGGACAAGGCGGCCTTCCTGCATGCGCTCATGGAGGCGCACGAGGCGGGGGAGGAGGTGAAGACCGCGCGCGTCGCGGACCTGTATGACCGGCGGCGGAACGTCACCATCAACGAATTCGTCCGGAAGGTGTACACCCTTTCGGGCATGCCCGTGGCGGACTACACCGCCGGCGGCAGCCGCATCGCCTCCAACTTCTTCGCGCGGCTGAACACCCAGCGGGCGGCCTACTCCCTGGGCAACGGCGTCACCTTCGCGGACCCGGAGACCGGGCGGCGTCTGGGCGGGGACTTCGATACGCGCCTCTTCGAAGCGGGGCGGCTGGCGCTGATCCACGGGACGAGCTTCCTCTTTCTCAACGTGGAGGGGGTCAGCGTCTTCCCGCTGACGGGCTTCGCGCCCCTCTGGGACGAGGAGACGGGGGAGCTGCGGGCGGGCCTGCGCTACTGGCGGCTGGACGAGCGCCGGCCTGTGCGCGCGGTCTTCTACGGGGAAGACGGACGGCAGACGCTCGCCGAAGGGCCGGGCGGCTTCCTGCCCGCGGGACGGAAGCAGGCGTACAGGCGCACGGTGCAGCTCCTGCCGGACGGCGGGGAGCGGGTGATCGCGGAGGAGAACTACGCCGCGCTGCCCGTGGTGCCCCTCTTCGGCTCGCGCTACCGGCAGAGCACGCTGGTGGGCATGCGTCAGGCCATCGACAGCTTTGACCTCATCCGCTCCGGCTTCGCGGACGACCTGTCCGACTGCGCCCAGATCTATTGGCTGCTGGAGAACGCCGGGGAGCTGTCGGACGAGGAGCTCGCCCGCTTCCGGGACAGGCTGAAGTTTCAGCACATCGCGGCGGCGGACACGGGCGCGGAGGGGCGGATCACCCCGTATACCCAGGAGGTGCCCTACGAGGCGCGGATGGCCTATCTGGACCACATGCGCCGGGGCATTTACGAGGACTTCGGCGCGCTGGACGTGAGCCAGCTCTCTTCGTCCAGCCGCACGGCCACGGAGATCCAGGCGGCCTACCAGCCGCTGGACGAGCAGGCGGACGACTTCGAGTATCAGGTGATCGAGTGCGTGCGAAGGCTGCTGGCCCTGCTGGGCATCGAGGATACCCCTGTCTTCAAGCGGAACCGCATGACCAACCAGAAGGAGCAGGCGGAGCTGGTGCTCCTGGAGGCGGCGCACCTGGACGAGGAGACGCTGCTTGCCAAGCTGCCGAACATCACGAAGGACGAAGTGCCGGAGATACTGAAAAGGAGGAAACTGAAATGAAGGTAACCAGGGAATCGCTGGCCCGCATGGGCCTGACGGAGGAGCAGCAGGCCGCCGTGCTGGCGGCATACGAAGAGGACATGCGCGCCGGAGAGGAGGAGGCGAAGGCCAGCCGGGCGCGCTATGAGCAGGAGCGCGGGGCTTTCGAGGCATACCGCAGGGCGAACGAGGAGCGCTGGGCAGAGGCGGAGAAGCGGAGGCTCTACCGGGCGCTGCTGGCCCGGGAAGGCGTGGCGGAGAAGCGCAGGGACGCCGTGCTGCGGGCCACGGACTTCTCCGGCGTCCGCGTGCGGGACGGGAAGCTGGAGGACGAGGAGGCGCTGGCCTCCGCCATCCGGGAGGAATGGCAGGACTTCATCGGGCAGACGGTCACCCGCGGCGCGAAGGTGGAGACCCCGCCCCAGGGCGGCGCGGCCGTTACCCGCGCGGGCATCCTCTCCCTGCAGGACGCCGGCGAGCGCCAGGCGGCCATCGCCCGGCACAGGGAGCTCTTCGGGATCTGAGAGAAGAAGCGGCCAATGGCGTGCCGCAGAAGGGGATTGCTTTTTAGGGGAAACCAGACTATAATAGCGGCAGGGAATGAGGTCTCCCCCAGCGTCCTGCTGAAACCGCTTTATGAGCTGATGACTTCTGTATCATTTTTTGTGATGCAGAAACATCAGCTTTTCTGCATTTCAGGGAGGGATTATCATGCTGATCAGTATGGCTGTTCTGCTTCTGTCCGGGCTTGCGCTGGGGGAACTAAGCAAAAAGGGAAAGCTGCCGCCGCTCTTCGGGATGATCGTAGCGGGGATTGTCATCGGCCCCTGCGGGCTGAACCTGCTGTCCGGGCGTGTGCTGGCAATCTCCGCAGATCTGCGGAGAATCGCGCTGATCGTCATCCTGATCCGCGCAGGGTTGAAACTGAACGTTTCGGATCTCCGGAGGGTTGGCCGTCCCGCCGCGCTAATGTGCTTCCTGCCGGCCAGCTTTGAGACGGTTTGCGTAGCACTGCTGGGGCCGAGGCTGCTGGGGCTTTCCCTGCAGGAGGCGTGCATCCTGGGCGCGGTGCTCTGTGCGGTGTCGCCCGCCGTGGTGGTTCCGAGGATGATTGGCCTGATCGACGAGGGACGCGGCACAAAACAAGGCATCCCGCAGATGATCCTGGCTGCGGCTTCAGTGGATGATGTCTATGCGATAGTGCTCTTCACGACCTTCACGGGGCTTGCCCAGGGAGGGAGCGTCTCCGCCGCGCGCTTTGCCGCCATTCCGGTGTCCATCGTCACCGGAGCCGCCGTGGGCGCATTGTGCGGCAGCGGGCTGCTTCTGCTGTTCAGGAAGGTTCCGTTGACACTGCCGGCGAAGGCGGCTGTCCTGCTTGCGGTGTGCTTCGTTCTGGACTGGGCAGAGGGCGCCGCGGCCTTTTTCCCCTTCGCAGGACTGATTGCGGTCATGGCGGCGGGGACTGCGCTGCGCCGCGGGGACAACTGCCTGGCGGGGGAGCTGTCTCAGGCATTTGACGCGCTGTGGATTCCCGCAGAAATCTTCCTCTTCGTGCTGGTGGGAGCTTCCGTGGAGATCGGCAGCGTGCAGGGCGCGGGACTGTCTGCCGTCGCGCTGATCGGGGGCGCGCTGCTGGGACGCATGGCCGGGGTCTGGGGCTGTTTGCTGGGCACACGGCTGACGGGGAAGGAGCGGCTTTTCTGCATGCTGGCCTACACGCCCAAGGCGACGGTGCAGGCGGCGATCGGCGGGCTGCCGCTGGCCATGGGCCTGCCCTGCGGGCAGTGTGTGCTCATGGTTTCCGTGCTGGCGATTCTGCTGACCGCGCCGTTGGGAGCATTTGCCATCGACTGCACCTGCGGCAAGCTGCTGCAGCCCTGAAGGCGCGGCAAGCCCGTCCCTTCGGGGACGGTTTTATATGCCCTTCCGAAAAAGCTCTCCGTTTGTGGCCGTATTGCGATTCTGGGATCATGCGCACCGGGGAAAACCGGACATAAGAAAAAACGGAGGGATCACATATGATGACCTGGCAGGATTACGGGAAGATGCGGGACAAGGGGCCATCGCCCGGCACAGGGAGCTCTTCGGGATCTGAGAGAAGAAGCGGCCAATGGCGTGATATACAACGATTGACGCGGAATGTGTGAGAATGCTATAATTCATTTTAACAGGAATCACTGCATTTTCAGGAGGCCGCTATGAAAAAGTTGATTTCCATGATGATGTTTCTCGCGCTGCTGGTGTGCTGTGCGTCTGCCCCGGCGGAGACGCTCCGGCTCCCGGAGGATCTGACGACGATCGGCGAGAGGGCTTTCTACAATGTGAAAAAGCTGGACGAGGTCGTTCTGCCGCAGGGCGTGACGACCATCGGAAAGCTGGCGTTCGCTGAGAGCAGCATCCAGTCCATCACCATCCCGGCCATGTCCTGCGACATTGCGGGCGACGCATTCGACGGCGTGAAAAATCTCACGGTTTACTCGCCGGAAGGGAGCAGCGCGCAGAAGTACGTTCAGGCGGAGGCGCAATCCTCCCGCGGGTTCACCTGGGGCAACCTGGCGAACAAGCAGGAAACCGTCACGTTCGGGACGTATCCGCAGGGAGCGGACGGAGAAGTCAGGCCGATCGAATGGATCGTGCTGACGAAGGACAGCCAGAAGGCGCTGCTGCTGTCGAAATACTGCCTCGATTTAAAGCAGTATTACAACAATAAGAACGGCACGGGCAGCTCCGGCTGGTCGAGCAGCGATATCAGATCCTGGCTGAACAGCAGCAGCACCAGCGGTTTCCTGGGCAAGGCCTTTACCGCGCAGCAGATGGACTTTATTCAGGACACGCAGGTGGATTACGGCCTGGAAGAAGCGAATCCCAACTACGTTTCCATATTGAAGATATTCAATATTGCCGAGCATCGCTATGTGACCAATAAGGTGTTTTTGCTGAGCTATCAGGAAAGCCAGAAGTATTTTCCGTCAGCGGATCCAAGCCCGTATGCCCCGAATGCCGCAAGGGCGGCAAAGGCGACAGAGTATGTAAGGAAACTGGCGGAGGACATTCCGTACAGCGGCGTGGAGGAGAATGGAGCGTGTTCATGGTGGCTTCGTTCTCTCGGCGCGGGGACGGATTCAGCCTCAATCGTCCAGTCTAACGGTGCCGGATTCTATTCCTATCAGAATGGGTGGAAGCCCGTTCGCCCCGCGCTGTGGGTGAGCCTGAGCTCCGGAATCTTATAATAACTCAATCATCATGACCCGCCTGCTTCGGCAGCGCGGGCCTTTTTGTCTGCATACCTGAAAACTATACTGGACGAACGGCGCGAAGGGTGAGCCTCCGCGCTTTTTCTTTTGCTCCGCACGTTGTCCGGCTTTGGCCGTTTTCCGTTCCTACCTTCTGTGCTGTCGAAAGACAGAACAAAATTTTCAGGAGGAAAAGAAAATGGCAGACAACACGAACACGGCAAACAACACGACCCTGACGGCGGATCTCGCCGTCCGCGCCCGCGAGGTGGACTTCGTCACGCGCTTCTCCCGCAACTGGGACGCGCTGCGGGAGGTCCTGGGCGTCATGCGCCCCATCCGCAAGGCCCCGGGCGCAACCCTCACGGCCTACGAGGCCAGCATCACCCTGGAGGACGGGAACGTGCCCGAGGCGGCGGAGATTCCCTACAGCAAGACGGAGATCCATCCCGTGGCCACCGAGGAGCTGACCCTGCAGAAGTACGCCAAGGCCGTCTCCATCGAGGCGGTGAACCAGTACGGCGCGGCGGTGGCCGTCCAGAAGACGGACGACGCGCTGCTCTCCGAGCTGCAGGGGAAGGTGCTGGACAGGTTTTACGCCTTCCTGGCCACCGGCACCCTGACGGGCACGGAGGACAGCTTCCAGATGGCCGTCGCCATGGCGGTGGGCCGCGTGCAGGACAAGTTCAAGAAGATGCACCGGGACGCTTCCAACATCGCGGTCTTCGTGAACACGCTGGACGCCTACCGCTACCTGGGCGCGGCGCAGCTCACGGTGCAGTCCGCCTTCGGCATGCAGTACATCCGGGACTTCATGGGCGCGCACACGGTGGTGCTCTCCTCCCAGGTGGAACAGGGGAAGGTCATCGCCGTTCCGGCGGACAACGTGGTGCTCTACTACGTGGACCCGGGGGATTCGGACTTCCGCAGCCTGGGCCTCTCCTACACCGTGGAGGGGACGACGAACCTCATCGGCTTCCACGCGGGCGGCAACTACCAGACGGCGGTGGGCGAGAGCTTCGCGCTCATGGGCATGGCCCTCTGGGCGGAGTACCTGGACGGCATCGCGGTGGTCACCGTGCAGGAGGGAGCGTGATGAAGAGCTTCTGCGAGGTCTGGCTGGACGGCAGGCCCTTCACCGGGATCGACCCCGCGCTGCAGGCGCTGGACGTGGCCCAGCAGATGACGATGGTTTTTGAGAGAGAGCAGAAGGCGTCGCGGCTCGGCGTCCTGCCGGACGAAACGGCGGATCTGGACACGGAGATCCGCTTCCTCTTCAAGGCGCACGAGGCGGATCAGGCGCGGCGCGGAGAGCTGCTGCGGGAGGTCATCGCCTGGGCGGACGGGCATGTGCTGCAGACGAGCACCCGTCCCGGCCTCCGGATGCGCGTGCTCTTTGCGGGGATGGAGCCCTTCTCTGCTCTTCGCTGGACGGAGGAGCTCTGCCTGCGCTTCCTGCCCCGCGGCCTGCCTTGCTGGGAGGACGCGCATCCGAAGACGGTGCACCTGGAAGGGGATCACGCCGAAGCGGAGATGATCGTGCCGGGCAGCGTGGTCTGCCCGTATGTGACGGCCTATGTCACAGCCGAGGAACCGCTCACGCGCATCCGCATGACGGCAGGGGAGACGGCGATGACGCTGGAGGACTTCGCCCTGCCGGCGGGGCACGCGCTGGAGCTGGATTATGCGGAGGACGGGCATGTGCTGCGCATCCGGGACGTGTCGGAGAACCGCTCCCTGCTGCCGTACCTGACGCCGGAGAGCTTCGGCGCGCTGCGGCTGCCCAAGGCCGGGCGCGGGCTCATCGGCCTCAGCGCGGACACGCCGGTCTCGGCGGACTTCTTTGCGAGGGGGTTGACGCTGTGACGGCGGCGCCGAGCCTCTGGCGTGCGGACGGGAAGCCGGGCCGCCACCTTCCCGCCCTGTCCCTGGCGCTGGACCTGCGCTCCGGCGAGGTGAGCACGGCGCGGCTGCGCCTCCCGGCGGGGGAAGGGCTTTCGGTGCGGGAGTGGGTGCGCCTGGCCGCGCCCAACGGGGAGACGGGCGTCTACCGCGTCCGCCGGACGGAGACGGATTATGCCGCAGGCATCCAGACGGCGGAGCTGGAGCACGGCCTCGCGGTCCTGGAGGATACGCTGCTGCCCGACGAGGACATCACGCTGGATGGGAGCGCCGAAGAGGTGCTCTCCGGGCTGCTCGCCCGGCAGGACGAGGCCCTCTGGGCGCTGGGAACCGTGGAGCTCGGCGAGCGGATCACCCTGGAGGCGGGCGGCGACAGCATCCTGGACGGGATCACGCGGGCGCTGGCGGAGTATCCGGATACCCGGCTCGCGCTGGATCAGGACGCGCTGCCCTGGCGGCTCTCCGTGGTGAAGCTGGCGGAGAAGCCCGAAGCCGAGGGGCGGCTGGACAGGAACCTCGCGGGGGCGAAGGTATCCTACGACGCGGCGCGCATCCGCACCCGCGCCGTCTCCGGCAATCTGCCCGGCGGCGGCCTCACGGGGGAAGCGGCGGCGCGCTGGGGCGTGATCTGCGGCGCGCTGCCCATCCCGGACGACGCGGAGGAGGGCAGCGCCCTGGCCTCGGCCCGGCGCTACCTGGAGAACCGGAGCGAACCCGCCGTCTCCGTGACGCTGGAGGCGGCGGATCTCTCCCGGCTGACGGGAGAAGCGCAGGACAGCTTCCGTTTGGGGGAGATCATGCGCCTGGCCCTGCCGGAGTACGGGGCGGTGGTGACGCAGCAGATCACGGGGCTTTGCTATGAGGATGCCTTCGGGCGGCCGGACCGGGTGAGGGTGACGCTGGCGAACCGGCCGGAAAGCCTCTTCCTGAATCTGCGGCGCGTGGAAGCGCGGCTTCGCCGGGCGGAAGGCCGGGGCAGGAGGACGGGCAGGCGGAGCCGCCGGAACGCGGCGAAGCTCGCCCAGCAGGAGGGCGTGCTCACGGACGCGCGCCTGACCATCGACAAGCTGAACGCGCAGATCGCCCTCACGGCCTCCCGCGAGGAGGTGACAGACATCCGGGAGCGCATGAGCCGCGCGGGCATCACGGTGGACGGCGCGGCGGCGGAGGTGAAGCTGCTGGCGGCCAAGGAGGAGACGGACAGGCTGTCCGGGCGGGTGGACGCGGCGGAATCCCGGATCACGGTGAACGCAGACGCCATCGGGACGAAGGTCTCCAGGGACGGCGTGATCTCCTCCATCAACCAGACGGCGGAGAGCATCCGGATCTCCGCCTCGAAGATCAATCTGGACGGGTACGTGACGGTCTCCGACCTGGCGGCGACGATCTCCGACCTCGGCTACGTGGACATCAGCCAGGCGGCGATCACCCAGCTGACCGTATCCGAATATCTTCGTTATGACGGTCACAACGCGAAGTGGAAGAGCAAAGAGGTGGTGACCGGGGCCAGCGGCAGCACGCTCTCCAACGTCGCCATCGCGGACGCGGACAACAACGTGGTCAGCCGCGTGAAGCTGTCCTATGTGAAGCCGGGGAACCTGCAGACGGACACGATCTACTACCTGGGCTACTGAGAAGGGAGAAGAATGAGTTGAAGGACGACGGCATATTCGACCGCTGCGGCCTCATCGACAGCCTCCAGACGCTGCTGGGGGACGTGGAGATCCGGGGCCGGCGGAACGCGCAGCTGCTTTTGCTGGTGGCGCAGGGGCTGGACACGCTGAAGGACGGCCTGCGCCGGGAGAAAGAGAAACGGACGGAAGAGAAACGGACGGAAGAGGAGGAGACGGAAGGATGACGCGGATCACGCTGCCGAACGGCAGGAGCTATGCCGCCGGATGGGCGGGCCTGTCCCTCTCCACCGGCAATCTGAACATCATGCTGGAGGGAGATGTGGATGCGGCCGGCGCGGCGGCGGACTTTACCGGCGCGGACGAGATCGCCGCGATGGACGAAGAGGGGACGGAGAGGGTGTACCGGGGCTATACGGTCTTCCTGCGCTTCCGCAGGACGAAGACCGGCGCGCAGATCACCCTGGGAAAGGAGGAAAGCCATGGCTGAGGTGACGGGCAGGATCGCCGCGCGGACGGACCTGGCCCGCGGCGTGCGGCAGACGCGCCTGGGCTGCCTCTTCGCGGACGGGGACAGGCAGGCGCACCGGGTGGAGATCCATGTGACGCAGGACGGCGCGCCGCTCACGCTGGAGGGCTGCGCGGTGCGCGCCTATTTCATCCGGGCGGACGGCGTGACCGTGACGGCGGAGGGGACGGCCCGGGGCAGCACGGCTGCGGTGACCCTGCCCGCGGCATGCTACGCGGCGGCAGGACGGTTCCAGCTGATCGTGAAGGCAGGGCAGGGGGACGCGGATACGTCCGTCTTCTGGGGAACGGGCACGGTGACGGCGAGCGCCACGGACCGGCTGGCGGACCCGGAGGAGCGGGTGCTCTCCCTGCCGGAGCTGCTGGCGCAGATCGAGCGGATGGAGCAGGCGTCCGGCCGGGCGG